TTTTATATTCAAAGGATATTTTTTTTCTGATTTAATATTTAAAGTATGAAGATAAGCTTCGAGAGAAATAAAATTTGATTTATTATTATAATTAAAATTTTCTGGAATATTATAAATGTAAATATTTTCTCTTTCTTTAGGAAAATAATAATTATTTTCCAAAAACTTTATTAACTTTTTGTTTAATATATTTTTTAATCTCATTTCAAGATTTTCTCTTGTAGTTTCATTATGTTCAATTATATTTTCTTTGGGTTTAATCCAAAAACTAATGTTAATATAAACGGTCTGCGGAAAGTCTCTATTTTCAACTGTTCCTATTTTTGTATTAAGTTTTTTATTGCTCAAAATATTATCCTTCACTATAATTTCTCTTGCTGTTCTCTTATTCATTTCTACCTGGTTTTAATAAAATATAAAAAAAAAAATCACAATTATCAAATTTTATAATATTTATAAAAGCTTAACTAATGAAAACGAAAAAAAATACATATTTATTAATAAAGTTAATTTATGACACAAAATAACAAATATATAATTTCTGAATTTTACAGCTTTAAGCCAAATGCAAACATTATCAAAGAAGCAGAAGATAGAGGCTCTGTTATTATAATGAGTGGTATTTTACAAAAAGCAAATACTTTAAATAGAAATGGTAGGGTTTATCCATATGATATTTTAAGAAGAGAAGCTACAAAATACATGGAATTGATAGAAAATGATTTAGCTGGGGGAGAATTAGACCATCCAGATTCAGCTGTTATTTCTTTAGCAAATGTTTCTCATAAAGTTATTGATATGTGGTGGCAAGGAGAAGAATTATATGGAAAAATACAAATTGCTGAAACAAAAGCTGGAGATACATTAAAAGGATTATTAAAAACTGGATTTAGATTAGGTATTTCTTCGAGAGGTGTTGGTTCTGTAAAAACAATTAAAGGAGAGGATGTTGTTCAAAGCGATTTTGAATTAATAGCTTTTGATTTTGTTTCCTCGCCATCGACTCCAGGTGCATATATGTTTAAAGAAGGAAAACAATGGGGATTAACTCCTATAACTGAAGAAACTTATAAAAGAATAAAATGTGAAAACGGAATTTGCAAAGTAGTTAATGAAGTTAAGGAATCCGAGATAATTATAATTCCAGAAATTCCAAAAATTGTAATTAATTCAAATTGTATGTGCGAAGGATATAAAGAACTTTTTACTTTATCAAATAATGAATTTTGGAAAAAAATATCATAAAAAATTAGTTTTTACATTTTTTTTAATATTTATTAAAAAGTCTCAAAACAAAAAATATGGACAATATAAAGAAATCATCACTAGAAGAAGCAAAAGCAAATTTTGAAGAAATTAAAAAATTTGCCACTGAAGCTGTAAAAAAAGAATTTGAAAGTGAAATTAATCAAAAAATTGATAATCTTTTAAAAGAATCTTTATCAGTTGATGTTGATGATGAAAAAAATGTAACTGTTTCAACAGAAGATAAAGTTATTGAAGTAAGTAATACTGGAGAAGTTGAAGTTGAAGAAAAAGCAGAACATAAAGAGGAAATCAAAGTTGATGATGAAGAAATTGAAATTGAAAAAAACATAGATGAAATGATACAATTTGAAGAAGAACAAGTCCCTGCAGAAGCTCCAACAGCCCCAGCAGAAGTGCCTGCAGAAGTGCCTGCAGCAGAAGAAATGCCAGTAGAAGAAACTCCAGAGGTTGATTCTGATGTTTTAGAACTTGCACAACTTATAGATAAAATTATAGACAAAAAAGTAGGCGGCGAAAATAATGAACAGGGTGTTGATGTTGATTATATAGATGATGAAACAGTTCCAGCAGCTTCAGCAGCTCCAGCAGCTCCAGCAACTCCAGCAACTCCAGCAGCCCCAGTCCAAGAAGAAGATGACCTCTTAGAACTTTCTTTAGAAGAAATTGAAGGTGCTGTGGATGAATATATCGAATTTGATGATATAGATGGTTTAGGTGGAAAAAAAGAAAAAGAAGAAATGTTCGAATTTGAAATTACCGAAGATGAAGAAAAAATTTCAATAGAAGAAGAAGGCCTTGAAGAAATGAAAGGTGTTGGAAAAGTAATAAAAAATACAAGTAACAGAGCTGGATTAGAACCAAGAGAAGGAACTCCTAATCTTAAAGAATCTGTTAAAAAAATAAAAGTTCAATATGAGTCTAAATTAGGCGAACTTACAAAGGAAAACAAGCGTTTAAACGAATCAAATAAAGAACTTGGCGATGTTATAAAAAACTATCAAGAATCTTTTGTTGATTTAAGAAAACAATTCGATGAAATGCAAACTTTCAATGCAAAATTAGCTTATGCTAATAAAATTTTTGCAAGTGGCGGATTATCTACAACTGATAAAGCTAAAATAGCAGAAGAGTTTGATAAAACTCAAACTGTTGATGAAGCAAAAAAACTTTATAACAAAATTTTAGAAGAAAATAAAATTTCTGTTAACAAAGATGGGGCTTCAAAAATCAAAACTTCTATTACCAATACAATTAAAGCTAAGGAAGTTGTGTACGAAAGTGCAGATATGAAACGTAGAAAAGTTTTAGCAGGAATCGAAAAAAATGAAGATTTTATTTAGTTTTTAAAAATTTAAACTATTTATAATCTCAAAACAAATAACAAACAATTAAAAAACTTAAAAAATGAGTGAATTATTAAACAGCGGCAAAGTAGGCTTGACAGTGTTCAAAGACTTAGCCGAACAAAGAAAAGCAATTGTTAGAAACTGGAGTGAATCTGGTTTATTAGAAAACCTTAATGGTATGAAAAAAACTAACATTGCACAACTTTTAGAAAACCAAGCTCATCATATGTTAAATGAAGTAACATTAGATGCAGCAGCAGGTAGATTTGACACAGTAGCTTTCCCAATCGTAAGAAGAGTATTCTCAAGATTGTTAGCAAACGAAATTGTATCTGTACAACCTTTAGCTCTCCCTTCTGGACTTTTGTTTTACATGGATGCTAGAGTATCTTATGCAAATGGACAAAGTGATAATACATTAGCTAATCCTATTAGTCAAGCAACACAAACTGGATATGAAAATACTGGTAAAGTTGCTCCTTATAGCACAGCAAATGGAAATACTGGACCAAGTTTTACTGATACATCAGCTTATGAAAGATTTTATAACAATAGGGGTTTTGATTTATCTTTTGGTACAGGTGAAACAGCTCAAGGAACAGCTTATCCAACGACTTTATCAGCATCTAGTTTTGCAAATGGTCTTGCAGCAGTAAGTGCAACTTTAGGAAGTTCTTTTAACATTAGTAAACAACAATCAAGTGCAACCGTAAGGTTCTCAGCTCACACTGCAATTTATTACAGTGCAGGTTCACAAAACATTCTTATTGTTGCTGCAGGTGGAAATATTCCATTCTTTTCACAAATTCAACAATGGGGATATGACCAATTTGATGGTAACATTGCAAAAGTTGTTTTTGATATTAGACCAGCTTCTGTAATTGGTAGCGATTTTAACACAGCTATGATTAATGACGGTGCTGGAGCATTCTTTACAGCTACAGCTATTGGATTTACTCCAATATATGAAATTTTTAATGATTTAGAAGGTAAGGCAGAAATGGCTGAAATCACATTAAGATTTTCTTCTGTAACAGTTAACACAATTACACGTAAATTACGTGCACACTGGACACCAGAATTAGCTCAAGATTTAGAAGCATACCATTCAATTGATGCTGAAGCTGAATTAACAGCTTTATTATCAGAACATGTTGCTGCTGAAATTGACAGAGAAATTATTATTGACATTGCTAATGGAGCTCCATTCCGTGCTCGTTGGGATTATCAAGGTTTAGCTAACAATGCTAACTTCTTTGGAACTCAAAAAGACTGGAACCAAACTCTTATTACAAGAATTAATGAGCTTTCAGCTCAAATCCATAAAGCAACGCTTCGTGGTGGTGCAAACTGGGTAGTTTGTTCAGCTGAAGCTGGAGCAATCTTTGACGATTTAGAATATTTCCATGTAGATACATCAGCTTCACCAGAATCTGAAAAATACAACCTTGGAGTAGAAAAAATCGGAAACTTAGGTTCACGTTACGTAGTATACAAAGACCCTTATTTACCATCATCATTGGTACTTTTAGGTCACAAAGGTAACACTTTCTTAGAAGCTGGTTACATCTACGCACCATATATTCCATTGCAATTAACACAAACAATCACTGACCCTAACGACTTTACTCCACGTAAGGGAATTATGACTAGATACGCAAAGAAAATGGTTAATAACCGTTTCTACGGAGTAATTTATATTGACAACATCAACACTTATTAATCTATTAATAAGATAATTATAAAGAAAGCGAGTTTAATACTCGCTTTTTTTGTTTTTATAAAACAAATGATTTTATTCCACTATAAGGAGAAGTGGTTTGACTTTACTCCATTAAAAGGAATAATAGTTTACTAAAAGCTTTTTATTTGTTTATAAATAGTTTACGACAAAAGCAACCATTTCAACTTTATTCCGTCTATTTATAAAAATAAATTAAGTATTATGGCAGAAAAAATTATTATCAGTGAAAGTGAATTCTTAAAAATAAAAGAACTTTATTTAAAAGACAAACTTACTACAAAGCAAATAGCAAAGATATTACCTTTTTCCTATAGCTTTATAACAGAAACTTTACCCAGATTATACATATTATAATCCTAAAATTCATAGGTATAAAAGATTCCACAAATTTTCTTTTGGTAAGTCTTCCTTAAAAAGAAAATTCCCCCAAATTTACAACGATAAAAAAACCGAATGGGAAATGATGCAAGAATTAGGCTATGATAGAATATGGGACTGCGGCAAATTTAAATATGAAATGGAATTTTAATAAAAAACCCTGCTTTAAATAGTGGGGTTTTTTATTTTGCTGCTATTTATAAAAAAAAACTTTATTATGGCAATGTACAATACAAATTACGAAGCAAAAATTCTCCCAGCAGGGTCATACACAGCTTCAACTTTGGGTGATGGATTTACAGCTACAACTGTTCATCAAGTGTTCTGTGTAAGTGCTGGAACAATTTCAATGACCGCTTTAGGTGGGGGAACTTTTACATGGGGAGCAACAGCTGGGCAATCAATAGATATTTCATTAGGAAGCTGTATAGTATCAAGTGGATTATTTGTTGGATTTAAAATCCAACATCAAGTAGGAAATCAAATCCCTTATTATAAATATTAATATTTAAAACCTATAATTATGTCATTTTGTAGTGAAAACTGTCTTTCTGGAATGTCTGAAACTGACAAAGTAGCTCTTTTAAATAGAATTAGAAGAAAAGTTGGAGCTCCTGTAATGAATGTGGAGCTTGTAGATGAGCAAATAGAAGAATGTATTTGTGAATCTATAGAAGAGTATTCTACTTATATTAATAATTGGATACTTACAAATAGATTAGGAGAAATACTTGGTCTTCCTTCTGATATGGATTTTACTCTTAAATATGTTTCTAATAGTTTATATTTTGAGAAAAGTTTTGGAAAATCTATTGCTGAACAAGCTGGATTAGGAATGGATGGTACTAGAGAATTAAAAACTACCTCCATTATATTAACCGCAGGAACACAAAATTACATAATTCCAGCTGACCGTGAAATAAATGATGTTTTGTGGTTTACCCCCTCTTTTATAAATTTATTTGGATTGGACCCGTTTGCTAATACAAATATAGCTTTTTCTGAATTTGGCGCTTCATTTGCTGGGCATACACTTTATCATGTAATGCCAGTATTTGACACAATTATGACTGCGCAAGCTGCTGAATTAAGAAATAGAGTAAGGGGGTCTGAATATTCTTACATTGTTCGTCCTGGAGCTAATGGGACAAAAGTTTTAACATTATATCCAATACCAATGCCAAATAATGCAAATGGAGGGCAAAATGCTGGAGGAATTGGCGGAGGAGCAGGTACTCCTGGAACTGTGTTTTATTGTTATTATGATAGACCTGGAAATTATGGCAATCCAGATTTTTCTGGAAGCACTGCAAATCCTGGATTTACTGGTTATTCAAACTCAACTTTTCAAGGGAATGGCTTAGTTTCAACCCCTGCTGATGCAAAATTAAATTATATATCATTTATGCAGCTTAATTCTGTTGCTCAAACTTGGGTTAAAAAATATGCTCAAGCGTTAGCAAAAGAATTATTGGGTATTGGAATAAGAGGAAAATTTAATGGACAATTACCTATTCCAGATGCTGAATTAACACTTAATAAAGATGATTTAATATCAACCGCCAGAGAAGATAAAAAGGACTTAAAAGAAGAATTAAAATTGCAATTAGATGAATTAAGCTATAATAAAATAATGGAAAATAGAGCCTTAATTCAAGAAAATGTAAATAAATCACTTAGTTATGGTCCAATGGGAATTTATTTATGGTAAAAAATTATGACTGACATAAGAAAAATAGGAACAAATCAAGAAGATGTAAGCAATCTTCTTAATGATGTAAAAGGTATAAAGTTATTTTTTTCAGATAAGGAAACTGAATTTTTTACTAGCACTGGTAGAGAAATAACAGAAGATATATTACAATCAAGTTTTCTGCTATTTAAAATTGATTATAAAAAAACAAAGCTACATCCGCTATATGGTGAAGCAAAAGTAAAACATTATTTTCCTCCTATAGAAATATTTGGAAGAATAAATGTAGAAGTAATCGACCCCTCATATCAGACAAAAGCTGGCCTTACTAAAAAAGGCTTTGGAAATCTTACTGCTCATATTTATATAGAACAACTTAGAGAGTTGGAATTAATAGAAAAAGAACAAGGAAATATAATTATAACAAAAATTAAAATGGGCGATTTTATTAATTATAAGGGGCAGTATTATCAAATTACAGATGATGGTTTCTCTCAAATTTCAAATAAACATTCTTGGGGTGGTGATAGAAGATTCTATATTTCTATAAAAGCCTGCGAAATTGATGAAGATATCATGAAAGGAAGGTAATAGAACTTATAAGTGTGCTGTTATTATTATAAGTTACTTTTATTATATAAATCATTTACTTTTTAGGGATAGCCTTTTCGTTCAGAGCTAAGTTCCCCCTATCCCCAAAAAAAAGATTTTTGGAATTAAGAACTTAGCTGTTTGGTTAGTTAAACACTCACTTTTTGAGGTGTCGCCCCCCCGCCTATCGCTCCCCAATTCATCATATCACTGATTGGGTATGGAATACACTCGAATGATACATTCGCCTGTCGTTGGTTATTCCTTTTGTCCTCAACTTGCTCATCGACTTCCCTTTAGAGCTATACATTATACCCAGGTGTTGCATTTCTGTCCGTCTGATATAATAAAAATCAAAGCAAATTTATAAAAAAAAAACTAATAAAGCAAATAATTTTTTGCTATTTATAAAAAAAGCATTATGGGTATCAATAGGAACATAGGAAAAAGCTTAGACAAACAATTTGAAAATCATAATTATCTTCCCCAAAAACTTAATATAGAAGATTTAAGTATGGCTTTTAAAAATTTTATTATAAGTCAAAATCTTTCTTTAATTATGGAAACAGGCTTATCCAGAAGAGTTCCAGTGGTTTATATATCTCAAGAATTATGGGCTGAAAGAAAAATGAATTGGAAAGAAATGAGAGCTGAAAATGGCGAAGAAATGGCTAGACCTTTTATTGCGTTGGTTAGAACTGCTGTAAAAAGAGGAACTTCTCCAAATAAATTTACTATTCCGAATAAAAAAGCTTTTACTTTTTTAAAAGTCCCAGTTTTTGATGGAACTTTAAAGGGATATGATTTATATAAAGTTCCACAACCAGCCTGGGTTGACATTGAATTTGATGTGAAATTTGTAGGTCATTATCAAGAAGATGTTGATGATTTTTACGAAATGATGTTAGATAAAGCTTATTCTAATGGACAAGGTTACTTAGATGTTAATGGTTATTATATTGCTTTGAAAATGGGGGAGCCAGTTGATGAATCTTCTTTGGATGATATTTCATCAGAGAGAATTTATCAAATATCTGTACCAATAATTATTCACGGGAAAATAGTTGACCCCTCAGATTTTGAGAAAGTAAACACTATAAAGAAAATTTCTATTAAAATTTCAGAGAAATAAAACAATTTATACTTTTTTTATCTATTTATTAAAAACAATAATAAAAAACAAAAAAACATGGCATCAATATTTGTTAGTCCTGGAGTTTATACAAAAGAACAAGACTTCTCCGTATTCGCTTCAAGAATTGGTATAACCAGACTTGGTTTGGTTGGAAAAACTGAAAAGGGTCCTGCTTTTGAAGCAATTAAAGTTTCAAGTGCAGATGAATTTTCATTAAGATTTGGAAGTACTAGCCCAGACCTTCCTTTAACTTATGTAGCAAATTCTTTTTTAGGACAAGCTAATGATTTAACAATTTCTAGAGTTTTGGGAAAAAATGGATTTACAAACTCAAATGCTTGGCTTATTACAATGAGCGCATCTACTACTGGTACTACTAGCGTTTATTCTGGTGCCACTTTAGCAATTATAAGAAGTAAAAAAGATAGTACAAATACTGAGATTTTTAACCAATCAACAGATTTAATAATTGGAACAGGTGGAATGGTAAATCCTTTAAGCGATTTTGTTCTTAGTGCAACTACTGGTCCTTTAACAGCTTATACAAATAGTGGAATTACAGTTTCTTTAGATGAAACTAAAGAAAATTATATTGTTAAACTTCTTGGAAAAAATCCAGAACAAATAACGGATGCAATTAACCTTTATGTTGAAGAAATTTATCCACATTTTATTAGAGAGACAACTGCAAGAAATACTTCTAACTTTACTACATTAGCTAATACATTAACTTATAAATCAGATGCTGAATATACTGAATATACAGATGATTATACTCACTCTATAACTCCTTGGATTGTGTCAAGAGTAGTTGGGGGAGATGTTAATAATTTATTTAAATTTCATACAATTTCTGATGGAGATGCTTCAGCGAGAGAAATAAAAATTTCAATTGCAAATATTGATGTAATTAATTATACTTTTGATGTAATTATCAGAAGATTTGAAGATACAGATGCAACAGCTTCTCAAACAGCTTTAGAAAGATTTTCTAATGTGACATTGGATGACACCGCTTCTAATTTTATTGGAAAAGTTATTGGTACATGGGATGAAGAATACCCAAGTAAATCAATGTTTGTTACAGTGGAATTAGCAACAAGATATCCTTCAAATTCGGTTCCTGCTGGTTTTAGAGGATATGACTTAAGGGGTAATGCCTCAACTTCAGCTGCAACTACAGATATTTATTACAAAACACTTTATCTTTCTGGCGATTCAATTTACAAAACTTATTTAGGAATATCAGAATTAGCATATTCAAGTCTTACTTCTTCTTTAATTGGAACTAGAAATTCAGTAAAATCAATTGAATCTGATTTATTTGTTTATCATGGAGCTGTATCTACTGGAAAAACAACAACTAAAGGTTTTCATATGGAAAATACCGCAAGCTCAACATATTTTGTTTCTGGCGATAAATCAACTATGACAGCATATACAAAATCTGGCTTAGTTGGAATTACAGACAAAGCTCAACTTAAATTTACTGTTGTTCCCGCTGGTGGATTTGATGGGTTTGATAAATATAAAACTTATTCAGATGTTTATGAAGAGTTTGCAGCAACTCAAACTGATAACGTATCTCAATTTGAGGCTGGTATTGATGTATTTGCTAATTCAGAAGAAGTTGATATTAATTTATTAGCAACTCCTGGTGTTGATTATAATAATAATACTGATATTATAAGATATGCTTTAAGTATGATTGAAGATAGAGCAGATACGCTATATGTAATTGATGCCCCAAGACTTACAACTACAGATTCCACTACGGGTGTACAAACAAAAGGTGCTCCAGAATCAGCAGTTGATGCCCTTGAGTCTACGGGTATTGATTCAAATTATGCAGCAACTTATTGGCCATGGATTCAAATTGAAGATTCTATTTCTGGAAAATATACTTATCAATCTCCAACTTTATTGGTTGTTAAAACTTTAGCTTTAACTGATAATGTTGCAGCTCCTTGGTTTGCTCCAGCTGGTTTAAATAGAGCTACTGCAGGTACAAGTGTTAAGAGAACTGATATTAAACTTACAAAAGAACAAAGAGATACACTATATGGTGGTAGAATTAACCCTATCGCAAGTTTTGTACAGCAAGGTATTGTTATTTGGGGACAAAAAACTCTTCAAGTTAAAGAATCAGCACTTGATAGAATTAACATCAGAAGATTATTATTGCAAGTTAGAAGGTTAATTGCTGCAGCTTCATTAACATTATTGTTCGAACAAAACGACCAAACTTTAAGAGACCAATTCTTAGCAAAAGTTGAACCTATCTTGTTACAAATACAGAACCAAAGGGGGTTGACGGCTTTCCGTGTAATTATGGACCAATCAAATAATACTACTGATACAATTGACCGTAATATGTTGGTTGGTAAAATTCAATTAAAACCAACAAGAACGGCTGAATTTATTGACCTTACTTTCCAAGTATTGCCAACTGGCGCTAGCTTCGAGGACTTTTAAAAATCTGAAAATCAGTTAGTTATAAGCAAAGGGGAAACAAAAAGTTTCCCCTTTTTTATTTGATTTGTTTTAAATTTTTTTATATATTTATAATCAAATAAAGCACCTATTGGTATAAATTAAAATATATTTTATGAAAACAAATTGTTTGATTTGTAAAAAAGAAAATCCCAAACATGGGATGAAAACTTGTTGTAGAAAATGTGCAGACGAACTAAAGAAAATAAACAGTCGAGAAACTAGAAGTTGTTTATTTTGTGGCGAAAAATTTGAAGTAAGAAAAAAAGATGAAAGACAGCTGTGTTCAGAAGAGTGTAGAAAAAAGTGGCAACAAATACCAGAAAACATTGAAAAAAGAATTAAACTATCAAAAATAGCTATAAAAGAAAAATTTGGCGTAGACAATGTTTTTCAATTGGATGACATTAAAGATAAGTCGAAAAACACAAAAAAAGAAGTGTATGGAGATGAAAATTATAATAACAAAGAAAAGCAAGTTAAAACAGTAAAAGAAAGATACGGGGAAGATTATTATGTAAAGCTTGCAAAAAGAAGAAAAGTTACTACAATGGAAAAGTTTGGAGTTGAACATCATTTAAAATTACCAGAATTTTTAGACAAACAAAAAGCTACAAATATAGAACGTTATGGTGTGGAAAATGTTTCAGAATTAGATTCTACAAAAGAAAAGGTAAAAGAAACAACCATGAAGAATTTTGGGGTCGAAAATGCTTCTCAAAACAAAGAGATAAAAGAAAAGAAAAAACAAACATCAGTAAAGAATTTTGGGGTTTCTCATCACCTTAAAGATTATGACATGTTTCAAAAACATTTAAAGGCTCAATATAAAATTTTAGAGTATAAGGAATCTGGAATTAACTATCAAGGTTCCTACGAACTTCATTTCCTAGAAAAAATGGAAGAAAAAGGCAAATTAAACGAAGTCCAAAATGGTAAATCTTATGGTTATACCTATGAAGAAAAGGAACATGTTTATCATACAGACTTTTTTTATAATGGAAATAATATAGAAATAAAATCTGGGTGGACATATAATAAAAATGGGAAAGACAAAAAGCTCGAAGAAGTTAACAAAGTAAAGTGGAAATCAGTTATTGACAGTGGAGATAAAATTGTGGTTTTATTATCTAAACAACAAATAGAATTGTTTGTTGATGGTGTTATTTAAAAATATCTTCAAACCCAGAATCTATCATAGTTTGCTTTTTATCTAAAATAAGTTTTTCAACCTCTTCTTTCGAAATTGTAACTGGGATTTTTATTTTTTCTTTTGGTTTTAAAAAATCAAATCTTATGTAGGATGGTCTTAGTCTATCAGAACTTAGCTTGATTGTAAAAAGTTGTTTATTGTCTTTTGTATATGTAATAACTTCCCTAGCTTTTTTATCATGATTAACTATTACATTATCGTTAAAAATATGCTTTAAATCAATTGTAAATTCTTCTTCTTTCTTCTCGGTGTATTTCTTCAGTACATATGGTTTTGTTGAATATGGAGCTCCGTATAACGTTGCTGACATCATTAATTTCATTTCTTTGTCTTTGAGAACTCTTTTCATTATAAAGTCAGCAATTCCTTCTCGAATTAATATTCTTAGTTTATGTCTTATATATTCCTCGTTATTCATAATATTTTTATAAATATAGAGTAATTTAAAAGATTTTAGAACTATTTATTTAAAAAGTTATTAATGGGAAATTATATTAAGCCGATAAATCTTAGTTTCTTAAATTTAAGTGGAGGAACTGTTACTGGAAATACATATTTTTTGCAAGGATTATCTGCAGAAACAATGTCGGCTACAACTTATTATGGAGATGGCAGTAATCTTACTGGAATTTATGATTATTATGTTACTGGGGGGACTAATACTGGATATATTGTAACATTATCAAGAAATGATGGAGTTGATATTTCCTTTAATTTAACATCATTTGTAATTCAATTAAGTGGAGATACCTTTACTACTGGTGGAACCTTTATAGATAACCAATTGGCCTTTCAAACAAGTGGAGGAATTGTGTATTCTATTCCAATTGGACATTTTACAGGTGTTACTATTGACCATTTATTAACTGCTAGTACATTATTTGGAGATGTAATAAGTGGAGGAACGTTTATTTCTGGTTCTACAAATTTATATGATATTTTTTCTACAACTGATACAAATGATATAACCAGAGTTCAACCAGGAACAAATATTATAACTGGAGGGACTCCTAATTTACCTATTTTAAATCTTGTTGCATCTCCATCAGTAAATGATTTTATTGCAAGTGGAAATACTTCATTACAAATTGTTTCAGCCACAACAATAATTTCTGGAAACACAAATCTATATGATATTTTTGATGTAAAAGGAAGCGAAGATATAACTAGAGTCCAACCAGGATTAAATACTTATACTGGAGGAACAGCCAATAACCCCACAGTCAACATCTCAGCAGCAACATTGTCTTATTTAAGCGCAACAACAATTTCCGCAACAACTTTTTATGGTGATGGGAGTCAATTGAGTGGAATATCAACAGATAATTTTTATACAACTGGGGCATCATTATATAGTTCAACAATAACATTTAATAGAAATGATACTCCTTCTGCTTATAATGTTAATTTAAGTGGAATAGCTGGATTAAGTAATTATCTTCCTTTGACTGGGGGCACTATGTCTGGAAACATTAATATGAGTCCAAATGTAAATTTAATTCTTGATAAAAACGACCTTGATAATGGTGCAAGTAAAATTTATTGGGATGCTGATAATTATATTGAATATGATATTCAATCAGCTGGGCAGATAGAATTTAAAACTAATGTAGGAATGACTGTAAATGATGGAACAGGAAATTCTTTCGATATAAATCTCACTAGTTTTAATATGTCTTCTGCTTCGGGTGGAGGATTTACATTTACACAATATGATTTAAGTTATAACCAACCAACTATAAAATTTAAAAATGGATTAGTTAATACAGTACTTATTCCAAGTGCTACCGCAAGTAGAGAAATTGAATTTCCAGATAATTCTGGGATTTTAGCTTTAGTCTCAGATTTAAACAACTATCTTCCTTTAAGTGGGGGTACTATTGATGGAAACGTTGTGGTTACTGGAAATGTTACCATTATGGGAACAGCTACAACAATTGATACAGAAACTTTAAAAGTTAAAGATAATATTGTTACTCTTAATAGTAATCAAACTGGAACTACCGCTCCATTGATGGTTGATAGTGGAATTGAAGTGTTAAGAAACTCTGGAACAACAGCCAGCTTAATTTGGAGTGAAACAAGTCAGCGTTGGGAAGCTGGATTAACAGGCACAACAAAAGAAGTTGTTTTAGAACCAGTATTTACAGTTCATACAGGAAATACAGACATTCATCAAACAGTAGCACAAATGGATGCTATGTATATAAACGTTACTGGCGATACAATGACGGGGCAATTAACTACAACTGTTTTTTCTGCTACGACAATAAGCGCAACGACATTTATTTCTGGAAGTACGAATTTATATGATGTTTTTGAACTAAAAGGAAGCGAAGATATTACTAGAGTTCAACCAGGATTAAACATTTATACTGGGGGAACAGAAAATAACCCTATAGTCAACATCTCAGCTGCCACATTAAATAATTTAACTGTTTCTGGAGTCTCTAATTTAGAGGTACTTTCAGCAACATCTATTAGTGCTGAAACCATTTGTGTTAATCAATATATTGACTTCGCTGTTAATACATTAGACCCAATTCCTATTGCTGGTAGAATATATTATGATGAAGGTGATAATGCATTATCATATTATCCATTAACAGATAACATGGATGTAACAGTCAATATTGGGCAAGAAAATCTTATTAAAGTTTATAATAATACTATGGCTCAAATTAATAATGGTGATATATGTCATATTAATGGGGCACTTAGTGGAATTCCAACAATAACATTGGCTGATGCAGTTTTTACTTATGATGATAGTGAAATATCTGGTATTGCAACACATAATATTCCAATTGGAGAGGTTGGTTTTATTACACAATTTGGAATTGTTAGAAATTTAACAATAACTGGGATAACTCCAGGCGCTTCAATTTTTTTATCTGATTCTGTGGCTGGTGGTTTTGAGTATAATATAAATAATATAGGATATTCATCAAGGATAAATAAAGGTGGTAGAGTAATTACAACGGGTACAACAACAGCTTCGATGTTGGTTGATATTTCAAATGAGAATATACAATTATCTTTAACTGACAGAGAAAGAAATACATTATTAGGTAGTAACTCTTCTACAGGCGTTTTTGAATTTTCTGGGATTACAAAGGTATTATCAACCACTTTTAATGTTGCACCAGTAAAGGGGTGGATAATTAAAAACACTTATGAGTATGCAATAGCCCCAGATTTAATTTATGTGAATTATAGTGGACAAACAGGATTAACTTGTACAAATATTTTAACAGCAGATGCAACTTATTTATTAATAACGAGTGCGTCTACATTAACACAGCAAGTAATATTTCCAACTCCTCAACAAAGAAGAGAAAATATATATTTAGGTAAAATAGTTCATCCAGATAGGTCAACTATTCTTAATGTAAATAATCAAGCGGATTTTGGAATATCACCAATATCTCAATTAAGAGATATGTTTACTCCAATTAAATTAATAAATGATGGAATTATTTGCATTCCATATACTGGTTTAACATTTAGTAAAACAGCTGGTACATTATGGGGACTTGGAATAAACTTTCAACTTAATCAACTAAATCCAAGTAGTGTTTATTTAACTGCAACTACTCCGTCATCATTTTATTATAGGACACAAACTGGGGGAACAAGTGGAGCAGTTAATGTTATTGACCCAACTAAATATGATGTTAGTGGTGTTATTATTTCGTTACCTGGTGGTCCAAATCAATCAACAAATCAAAGAATATTTCAATATCCAACAGGGATGCTGAATATTCAATATGGGCAAACATTATATAATACATTAACTGAGGCTGTTGCTGGGTTACAAACAGAAACTTTTATTACAAATTCCAATGCAGCAACCACTGGTATTTTAATTGGAATTTTATCTGTAAAAAAAGGAGCAAGTAATTTATCATCAACAACTGAGGCTAAGTTTATTCCAATTAGTAAATTTGGCGAACTACTTGGTGGGGTTGCTGGTATAACAACCGCTACGCTTCAAACGGCTTATAACAATAGTATAACTCCCGAAATTATTATTAGTGCTGAATTAGATGGACTAAGTATTAAAAATGGAACTGGAAACGCTGATAATGTAACGAATTTAATTGAAGGGATAAATGCTATTGGAACTACTACATCAATTATAAAAGCGGATGGTTATATATCTGCAAGCACATTAAATAGTGGAATTTTTCAAAGTGGAGGAACAAATCTATATGATATTTTTGCTACTACTGGAAGTGATACAAATTATTATACGACTGGGGCATCATTATATAGTTCAACAATAACATTTAACAGAAATGATACTTTAAATGCATATAATGTAGATTTGAGTGGGATTACAAATCTTGAAAATTATCTTTCATTATCTGGTGGGAATATAATTGGAATATTAAGTGCACAAACTTTTGTTTCTGGCGGAACTCCCCTTGAAACAATAATAGTTTCTTTATCTCCCCCTGCAATACCTGGTGGCTCAGATACAAATGTCCAATATAATAACAATGGCATATTTTCTGGTGACACAGGATTTACTTATTCTATAAATTCTCAATCATTAAAAATTGGAAAAAATGATAATACATTAATAGGCAACGTTGCTGGTTCAGGAATCACAACAGGATTAAGAAATGTTATAATTGGAAATGAAGCAGGAGCGAATGCAACAGATAGCAATGAATTGGTATTAATTGGTTATGGCGCAGGAAATAAAAAATCGCAATACGACCAAGATATAATGATTGGTTATTTAGCAGGCTATAATACAACTGTTGGAGATACCAATATATTTATTGGAGGAAGAGCGGGATATTCAAATGTTAATGGAGCAAACAATAAATTTATTGGTAATGCTGCTGGATATTATAATATTAATGGTAGTCAATTAACATTTGTTGGAGACGCTGCAGGATATAATAATATATCAGGAATGGATAATCTTTTTATAGGTGCAACAACAGGATTTGAAAATACAGTTGGGGGACAAAATACAGCAATTGGAAAAGATGCATTTCATTATAATTTATCAGGATATTCAAATACAACTGTTGGAATTCAAGCTGGTTATAATTCTCTTGGAGATAATAATGTTTATGTAGGAGGTTATTGCGGTTATCAAAATACTGGTTCAGATAATATATATATAGGATATTATGCTGGATTTAATCAAGTCAATGGAAGTAATCAATTTTTTGTTGATAATCAAGATAGGGGTTCATTATTAAATGATTATTCAAAATCTTTGATATATGGTACTTTTAATTCTAATCCACTCAACCAACAACTTGTTATTAATGCAAGTTTATCGGCTAGTAATTTAAACATATTAGGAAATTCAACATTGTCTTCTACAACAGCAACAACAATATATTCTGAGTTTTACGGAAATGGGACGGCTTTGGTTAATACGAATTTGTCTGGAAGTACAAATTATATTCCTGTTTTTAACTCCACATCTAGTATAACCAACTCAATCATTTATCAAAACTTAACTGCAGTTGGAGTTAATACGATAATTCCATCAGCAACATTCGACATTCATGGAACAAGTGTCATAACAGGAGATAGCATTACTTTCCAAGTGTCAAACAGTGCTGGAACAGCAAATTTTTCCGTTGCAGATAATGGAAATATATCAGCAACAACTTTGGCTGCCGCAACTGAAAGAATTATTACAACAACAACTGGAAGTTCGCAATTATATAACTATCTCCAAACAGATAGTGAGTGGATAACAGATACAACGTTATTGAGTTTATTAATTTCTCCTGCATCTTGGAATAATGGAAGTTACACTGGGTCAACAATTTCAGCGGTTGAAGGACAAATGTATATAGGACAATATTACATGTACATGTATCAAAATTCTACAGTTAATAGAATGCTATATGCGGATTACTCAGTTATTGAGTATACAGGAAGTACAACAGCTGTTACGATTGGGGCAAAAAACATTTTTGTAAATTCCACAACAGCTTCAACAATAACTTTTCCACTTGCAAACACAATGATATTTGATGAAATTAGTATTGTAAACATTAATACAGGAAGCACAACAGTGGCTGTGACATCTCCGTCAACCATTAATGGGCAAACAGGACAAACATTGGGACAATGGGATACAATGAATTTAAAAATTTACAATAATAACTATTATATAAAATAATATTATGAGTTTTCTAAAAAGATTTGTTGACAATATAGTTTTAAATAAAGCTAGTGGTTATGGAATTCTAGTAGATACTGTTAATCCAACATATGGGTGGAAAGACTTGATAGGATTTCAATTGCCAGATACTGGTGGTGCAAATGCCCCTTCTCTTGCAACATTTATAGGTGGTTCGGTAAGGCGTTTTGCTTATGGTGCCGCAGATAAAATGGATTGTGAATTTCATATTCCACATGATTATGTACCTGGCACAAATATTTATGCACATGTTCATTGGTCTCATAATGGAACTGCAATAAGTGGAGATTTCGTTGGAACATTTGCTTTTACATATTGTAAAGGACATGGACAGACAGCTCATACTTTTAATGCAGAAAAAATTATAACTGTAACGTATAATACTATTGACATAAATGCCACTCCAAGATATGGACATAGGCTTGAAGAAGTCATGATTTCAAGTGCGGCAACAGATGCAAGTCACATTGATGTTTCACTCATAGAGCCTGATGGGGTTTTGGCTCTAAATTATACTCAAACAACAATCCCAACAATAACTGGTGGCAGTCCAAATGAGCCATTTGTATTTTTTATAGATTTGCATTATCAAAGTACTCAGACAGCAACAAAACAAAAAACTCCTAATTTCTATGTCTAAACTCCTAAAATCAAGAAATCAATATAGCCAATTTAATGGTGTAAGCAGTTACATTTCCTACGCAGACGCAGACATCTTTTCATTTACAGACGGCATTAATGATTTGCCTTTTGTTATTGAGTTTGACCTTAAAAGAATATCAATAATTTCGGGTGGTAATAATAGAATTATATTTAAAGGAGCATCTACCGTTGAATGGCTAATAGATTTTAATGTAAACACAAATACATTAAGGTTTTTCTGTTTAAATTCTAATGCAGCATCATATATATTAGCATCTTATACCACAACATTAAATACTTTATACCATTTAAAATTTACTTATGATGGTTCAAAAACTGCAAATGGATTGAAAATATATAATAATAATGTTTTATTGGCCACAACTAATTCTATGACTGGGACTTATACTGGAATGACAAATACTACAAATGGTCTCTTTATAAGTTATCCTTCAGCGGGGTATTATTTCAACGGTTACCTTCGCAACCTTAAAATTACAAAAAATAATACTCTTGTATTTCAAGCATCCCTTCAAGACACCAACAACATATCAAAAGATATAATAGGGGGTTTAACAGCATCCACAATAACTGACATGAGCGTAGTTGATATAAATGAAACTAATTGGTCATATTTTAATGGCGTAGATGCAAGAGCATCACTTGGCACCACCTCAACTTTCGCTTGGATACACACAGGAATATTTAGAATTTCATTTACAATGAAATTAAATTCTTTTGATTACTTAAATAATAATGGTTTAATAGGAACTGGATTTGATAACAACCATACAGGCTTTGCTTTTAGACTTGTTACAACTAATCCAAGAGTATATTTCACAATGAGTGACACTACTAATAATATTTTATCTATTGGACCACCATCAAATCAAGTAGTTAGCAGTGTTTATAAATATCTCTGCTATGGTGATGGGTCTATATGTCGTTACATAATTTATAATGAGGATGATAGCATATTCTATGATAGTGGAGATGTAAGTCCATCTGGTGGTTATGTGTCACAAGCCGTTACTACTTATCCTTTAAGATTTAGTGGTGGAGGAACACCATTATTTTTAGATGGTTATGTTAGAGATTTTAAAATATTTTCAGATACTGCAGGTGCAATTCCATTTTTATCTTTGCCAATGCAAAATGCACAGGATATAATGATAGATAGAGTTGGTGGGTTAATAGGAACTGCAACAAATGTTCAAATAATAAATACTAATACAAATGTATTGAAAAGTAAGAATACTTGGTGCAAGTTTGGAAGTGTAGCCGAAGGTGCATTGGGTAGAGTAAGTCCAATAGGAGACGCTACATCATTTAATTGGATACATCAAACAGGTATATTTAGAATTGAATTAGAATGTATTGTTGAACAATTGATTTCTGTTAATGATATTTTATTTACAACGAGAATTGCAGCCGCCGCTAATGGGATGTATTTATTTAAATCTACAACATCAGGTAGACTATATTGTTATTTTGGTAGTGGTGGAGTTAATATATATCCAGCAGTTAATTATTGGACGTTATTTACTACGATTGGAACCTATAAAATAATATTAATAGGTGATGGAACAGGTGTAACATTATGGGCTGGTTTAAATGGTGCAACGCCGACAAGTTATGGAAAAATAACCTGGACGGGAGTAATAGTGGCAAGTGGAAATGCTGCATTAGCTGGGACTATTGGGGGTTATACAACTGTTAGTTTAATGCGAGGTAAAATAAGAAATGTTAAATTTTATAATACACAAGATACAAGTGGTTTAGTTTATAATTTTCCTTTACAAGATGGAGGTAATATAGGAAAAGATATTGTGGGTGGATTAAATGGAACTGTGACTGGAACATTGACTGTGGTTGATATTAATGAAAACGGAAATTGGGCTTATTTTAAACCAAATGCAACACCAGCACTTAATGCGCAATTTACAATCGGTGATACTTCAACATTGGGTTGGATGAATGGAGGTGTTTTTAATATGCAATTCGATTTAACACATATTAGATACGTTTCTTCAACACAGAGATTATTTTATACTGGAAATGCTACAACGAATTTCGGCTTTATGTTAATCCAAAACTCAACCAGTATGCAAGTATACTGGTGCAACGGGTCTGGTACATATGCCTATAATGCAAATGGTGGAACAATTGGTTTTAATGTTCCATATCATTATACAATTCAAGGCGATGGAACAAATATAAGAGTTATAAGAACTGTAATATCAACAGGGGTTGTAGGTTATGATAGTGGATTAGTTGCTTGTGCATATATACCCAATGCAGTAACATCAAGCGCACTTTTAAGAAGTGGCTCATATCAAGTTGAATTTAGTTTAAGAAACTTTATTATTTATACCGATTATGCAGGAACAATTCCATTTATGTCTTTACCTCTACAAAATGCACAAGATTTAATGACTGATAGAATAACAGGTTTGCAAGGTACAGTTAATAATGTGTCAATTATAAACAATAATACAAATGTTTTAAGACATAAAGATTTATGGTGTGATTTAAGTAATACCGTTGCGAGTTGGCTATACAACATTGGTTCTGTATCAGATTTTAATTATATACATCAAACAGGTGTATTTAGAATTGAATGGGAAATGATATTGAATAGTTCTTATGACTATTCATTAGGACGAAGAATATTTGCAAATCAAAATGGTGGTGTGTCTTACGGTATTCGAATAAGCCAGGCAAACGCTCTTATAACAGTAACATTAAACACAGGTGGAGCATCAAATTATCTTGCTATTTCATCGGTTGCAAATCCATTAGATGATTTACCACATTCTTATATTCTTTATGGTACTGGAACAGCAATATACTTATTGAGAGATGGTGTTGAAATAGGAAATGATACAACTCCTGTTGGCAGCTTATCAGTTGCTAATGCTACTTATGCTATGAATTTTGGACACGCCAATCAAACAGCAGGTTATAGTTTTGCAGGACAAATTAGGAATATTAAATTCTATACAACAGCCGATGGAGTTGGGAGTTTGAGAAATCATTACCCTTTGCAAGACGGGGGTAGAATATGTGGAGATATTGTGGGAGAAGTAAATGGATTGAGTGCGTTGGCAAGAGTTATCGAAATATAAATCGAAACAAATAGAGTTGGGGATTGGGAAAACTTTAAAATGGGTCAAGGTCTTTTGAAATTTCTATTTTAATTCCCCCTTGTGTGGGAATGGACATTCGTTGTCCAGTTGAGTATCTAAGTTCGAATTCTCCTTGAAAATTTCCTTCTGTATCTGTGTCTCCGTCTTGCCAATTATATTGAATTGTACCTCCAGATGTACAGATTATTTGTGCTGTTTGTGCATATATTTTAGAATTAGAACAATCATCAATCATGGTAAAGGTTACAGCAGTAACCCCACTAAGGTCGAATCCAGTTTTTTGTCCGAGATTACCTTTAGTTCCAATACCAACTTGTAGTGCTGGAAGGGTGTCGTTTCTTTTTATTTTAAATACAGATGTGTTCATTTTATAAAATTATGACCTCTATTAATCGGTCTTCGATTGTTGTTTCTATTAATTGATTTTCTATTTCTGTTGTTATTTCAGATGCAATATTAATTGGGTTTAATTTAAAAGAAGTAGTAAGAATTTTTGTTGAGTTTCCATACAAATATTGAACTGTCCATTTTAAATCATATATTTGGTCATAAGAATAAAGAATTGGGTTTAAATCTGCGTAGTAGATTCCAGTTGATTCGTTTACAATAACAGAAATGGTTTCAATAAGAGTTGCCGTATCTTTTAAATATACGGCAGCACTTATTGATATCGGATTAATCAAACTATAAGACTCAATTGTTCCGTTAGAACTAATTTTATAAAATCTTTTATATAATCTAATTACGGCCATAGTGAACTACTTATTAATTAAACAAATTTTTACGCTGCAAATATAATCTTAAGATTTGCTTTAAGCAACACCAAGCTTGTTTTTAAGTTTGTTAAGCGTTCAACAAACATCTATCTGGTTGGATTGTGATTTTCACTGTAGATAAGTCTTCAGCAGAATAATCATAATCATCAAAAGATGCATTGGTAATTTGACAACCAATCAAAGTCCATTTCTCAACTTCAATTCCAGTTGGGTCTAAAGCTTTAAGAACAAGGTTTTTCTTGTATCCAATTGCATAACCCATTCTTCCAGTTGCACTTTCAGCGTGTAATCTTACCCATTCCATGATTTTTTGAGTTGTGGATGGACCAATTACGTCAATAAATGAAACATCAAGAGTTGCCCATTTGTAGCGACCAGCAACCCATGTACTGGTATTCATGTATGGAATTTCTGTGCTTCCAATCTCAACAGTTGGTTTTCCAGAAGTTTGAACTAAATAAGATTCGATTCCTAATTCCGTTGGGAATTCAAGAACAAATCTATTTTTTCTTTTTGGTTCCTGTTCAACGGGAACTGGTCTAAACATATCAGCCATAATAAAATTGTTTTTAAATGTTTCTCATAAATATTGAAAAAAATTTTTTCCAACTTTATTTTTAAAAAAACTTATTTTTTTTAAAATTCACTTAATAAATTTGAATCTATTTATTTGAAAATATATTTTTAGAATGTTTGAAAGAATTCAGATAAGAAAAAAAGAGACCACTGGGTCAATATATATTCCATTAGACGCTTACTTGGGGGAACCATTTGTAAATCTTTACGATGGTATTTTAATGTTTTCTGGTGCATCTGGTGGTGGTTATACTCCCGCAGTTGGCCAGCCAGGAGTGTTTGAAGTTGGGTCAAATTTATCAAGCCAATACATATCTGGAAATTTAAGTGCAAATACATTTTTTTCTGCAGGAACTAATTTATATGATATTTTTCTAACAAGTGCTCCAGCTTCCGATATAACAAGAGTTCAGCCAGGATTAAATACATATACAGGAGGAACCGATAACAGTCCATCTGTAAACATCTCAGCTGCAACTTTGAATTATTTAAGTGCAACAACAATTTCTGCTGATACAATTTATACACACACAATATCTGGAATGTCTCCAGTTAATATTAATGGGATTATTGCTGAAAATGGAACTTTGAGTGTAACATCAATTTCAGCATCCACAATAATTTCTGGAAGCACAGATTTATATAATATTTTTGCAACTCCCCAAACAACTATATACAATTTAAAAGAAATTGATACATTTATGACAAGTGAGGCCGCATTGGATTTTGCAATAAATTCTGGTGCCACGAAAGCAGCAATATCATTTACTGATGGTACAGTTAAAATCATTAATCTTACTACAATGAAACTAATTACCTCACTTTCAGTTGCCTCTTGTGGATATATTAGATATTGTCCTGCATCTGATGAATTTTGGGTATTAAAAACTGACGGTTTACTTATAACTCGTATAGATGATAATAATATTATAACTGGTACAACTGCGGTGCCTTGTTTATATTATCCATTTGATGTAGATGATACTTATGTATATTTAGCATATAATAGTGGCGCAGATTATGGAGTTTACAAAATATTGCAAACAGACATTACTTCAACAGGTGCTACAGTAATTGCAGGTAATGGTAATAGATATATTAAAACATTTCAACAAAATAGTGTTTGGTATCTAGCAATTATGAGTACATATGCGTGTATTATTTATGATACTAGTTATAATATTATGTGTACACCAAGTGCATTAATGGGTGTGTACAATCAATATTATTTAACAACCTCTTCTGATGGGCATTATCTTGCATTGATGACAAATTATAATTCAGACCCAACATATAGTTTTTTTAGCATTGTTGACATAAGTGATTTTAACAATTTATCATTAGTGTTTCAAATGGATAAAACATATAAAGGGGAGGTGTTTTTAGATACTGATAAATTTTTATGGAACACTAAAAACTCAGTCTTATCATATTTCGATAATAGAATAATTGTTTCAGATTATAATCTTACCGAATTTATATCATATCAAGGTGTTTATAAAAATAGTACAACAACATCACCTCAATCATTTAAATATAATAATATATATTATTTTCTATTTGGGAGCGATGTAGGGTCATCACTTCGAACTTATCAATATGCCTAAATTTCATAAAAAATTGCCTATTTATAACAATAGAATAATTTTATGAAAATAGAGACAGGAGAAACCGTTTATGAATCAATTGTATCCGTGGATACTAATAATAATCCAATTTCTGCAACTACACTAACGACTCATTTGTTTAATGATGGAGTTTTATATACAGGAAGCTCGATTAACGTTTCATTAACTGATGCTGAAAATGCAATATTTACAGCTTCATGGTCAGCTGGTACTTATGGCCATTATCAATTATATGCAAAGAATGACGTAACAAATCTTATATATATGTCAGACGTTTACTTCGTGGTGCCAGATGATGCAGAAGTAACAGTATATGTAGGATTATAATTAAATTAATATGGATTTAAGTTTTCAACAAAGCGAATATTTAAAATGTGCAACGGACCCTATTTATTTTCTTAATAATTATGGATATGTTTTTGATGCGAGAAAACAGCGTGTAGCTAAAATGACATGTTTTGAGTATCAAGAAGATTGTGTTTATAAATTTAATAAATATAGAAATAATGTTGTATTAAAATCGAGGCAAACAGGATTAAGTGTAATAACAGCGGGGTATGTGGCTTGGAGATTGATATTTAGAAAAGACGAAAAAATATTAATTATTGCTAATGATGGTAAAGGTGCTGTTAGATTTTTGGGAACTGTAAAACAATTTGTAAATTATACTCCAAAATGGCTTTTACCAAAAGGAGGAGTTAGAGTTACTGATAATCAAAAGGAAATTACATTAGGAAATGGGTCAACGGCAAGTGCACAGGCAAGTAGTCCAGAAGCTGGTCGTGGAGATTCATTGACTTTATTAGTTCTTGATGAAACTGCTTTTATTGATAATGCCGATACAATTTGGATGGCTGCTGGACTTGCATTGTCTCAAACTCAAGGAAAGTGTATTATGATTTCCACACCAAATGGAACGTCAAATTTATATCATAATGTTTGGACTGAAGCGGATAAGAAGGAAAAGGATTTTGATAAAGATGATTTTGTTCCAACAAAGGTACATTGGACTCAAAATCCATTTGCATCCGAAGGATTAGAATTGCGAGAAGATGACAATGGAGAAAAGGTTTATTGGAGCCCATGGTACGAGAGTGAATGTAAAAGAATGCAACATGATAGCGTAAAAATTGCCCAAGAACTTGATTTATCATTTGAGGGTTCCAAATATTTGGCTATTGAAAATGAATTAATAAACAAATATGACAAAAGGTTACTTTTGGAAGAATATAAGTTAATTGATAAAAATAAAACATATTATGATTATAGAAATAATCCAGGACAAAGATTTGTAAACAACGAAACATCTTTTTTTATATATAAACCTTATATTGAAGGACATAAGTACATTTTAGGGGCCGATGTTGCAAGAGGAGATGGAAGCGATTATTCAACAATTGAAATAGTTGATATTGAAACATTAGAGGTTGTTGCTGAATATAAAGATAAAATTGCTCCAGACCTTTTTGCTCATGTAATTTACAACGTAGGAAAAGATTATGGTGAAGCGTATTTGGTTGTTGAATGCAATAATCATGGTTTAGCAACTGCAATAGATTTAAGTAGAAAGATGAATTATCCAAGAATGTATTATTCTAAAAACGTTAAAGAAATTTATGTCAGACCTTATGATTATAAAGTGAATGAAAATGAGGTAATCCCAGGATTTCAAACATCAAAAACAACTAGACCACTTCTTATAAATAATTTAAGAATTCATTTAAGAGATGGTGGATTAAAAATATATTCAAAAAGATTAATGAATGAATTTAAGACATTTATTCAAAACAGAGAGAGACCAGAGGCTGAAAGGGGTAAAAATGATGACTTAATATTTGCTTTGGGAATAGCCTTGTTTATTAGAGACACAGAGTATCAAAATGCATCAGCTACTAAAGAAATGTATAAAGGAATGCTTGATGCAATAGGATATGTAAGTAAAACTATTGATGGAAAAGACTTTAATACAAATCCAGCCGCAAAAAATGTTTCAGATGTTCCCCCAGATGCTGGCGGAATTTTCTTTAATGATTTTTCTGGAAGTGAGACAAAGACAAATTACAATGATGATATTGATTGGCTTTTAACTCCAATACGAAAAAAGACTTGAATTTAAATTTAAAATTATTATATTTATAAAAAACCAAAAATAATGGCAGAAAAAGATAAAAAAAGAGTAAGTATATTTGGGGGCGTTTTAGACGCACTTAACACTAGTAGAAGAAAAAAGGATACTATTAATCCTAATTCTCCAGGCGCAGGTATGACTCAAACAATGCCAAACCTTGACCCAAGAGGTGGTGTTGAGCAAATGCAACAACAATTTTTAGATTGGCAAGTACATAAAATTTCTCATGATTTATATACTAGAACAGTTTATTTTGATACTGATAGAATAAGTGCATATCAAGATTTTAGAGCTATGGATGGGACTCCAGAGATAGCAGCAGCACTCAACATAATACGTGATGAGTGCTTAACCAGAAGTGAAAAAGGAAATATTCTTGAAGTTTACTCAGAAAATAAAAGGGTCAAACAAGTTCTTAATGATTTATTTAAAAATGTTCTTAATGTTGATTTTAATTTAAGACTTTGGATTAGAGATTTGGTAAAATACGGAGATTATTTTGTAATGTTACAGGTTGACCATGAAGTTGGAATTTATGATTTTATTACTCTTCCAATGGAAGAAGTTCATAGAGAAGAGGGTTATGATGGACAAACAAGTTCAGTAAGATTTAGATGGGAAACTACGGGAGACTATTTTGAAGAATGGCAAATTGCTCATTTTAGATTATTAGAAGATAGCAGGAAACTTCCTTATGGCCGCTCAATCCTCGACTCAAGCAGAAAGCTTTGGAAACAATTACAACTTGCAGAAGATGCAATGTTGGTTTATCGTATTACAAGAGCCCCAGAAAGAAGAGTTTTTTATATAGAAGTTGGAAATTTACTAGATGGTGATGTAAAAACTTATATGGGAAAAATTCAAAATCAAATTAGAAAACAACCTATTGTCGATGTTAGAACTGGAAATATGACTCAAAAATATGACCCAGAGAATGTAACAGAAGATTATTGGATACCAATTAGAGGTGACAAATCATCAAAAATTGAAACTTTACCAGGAGCGTGTTTGGCTTTAAATACTAAGATAGAACTATTAGACGGTAGAAATCTTGAATTAAAGGATGTTATTAAAGAATATGAAGAAGGAAAACAATTGTGGTCATATTCTATAAATCCAAAAACTGGTGAAATTGTTCCTGGAAAAATTTCATGGGCTGGAGTAACTAGAAAAAACACAGATGTCGTGAAAATAACTTTAGATAATGGAGAAACAATTACTTGCACTCCAGACCACAAGTTTCCAACTCGTTTTAATGAAAAAAAAGAAGCTAAAGATTTAGTTGTAGGAGAATCTTTGTGGAGCTTTAATAAAAAATTTGAAAAAATTAAAGGAGCTGGTAAAAAAAGAAAAAGAAACACTTACGAAATGTTTTATGACCACAGTAGTAATAAATGGGTTTATACACACAGAATCGTTGCAAACTATTTTAAAAATTTAGGTGAACACGAAGAATTTTCTTATTTAAGTAAATTTAATGACCTGCTTAAAGAAACTATTCACCATAAAAATTTCAATAGATATAATAATAATCCATGTAATTTATGCTACATGAATTCAAAAGACCATTTTTATTATCACCAAGATAACATAAAAAGATTGTATGATTTTTTTGGAGAAAAAAAAGTAGAAGAATGGAAAGATGATAGAAGAAACGGGATAAAAACTTATTGGAAAAACATTTCAGAAGAAGAATTGATTGAAAAAAGAAAAATAGCTAAAATCAATTTTAAAAAAGGTTCTAATAAACTTCAAAAATTATTAAAAGACGAAAATTTTAAAAAAGATTTCTATGCAAAAACAAGTGCATCTTTAAAAACAGTCAAAAACACAGAAGAAAATAAAAAAAGGCAATCTGGATATGCTAAATTACAATGGAAAGATGAGAAATTCAGAACTACTGTAATTGAAAAACAGATAATAAAATATTCGGAGAAAATGCTTCAATTTGTTGTGAATAGATTTAAAGATGGATTATCAGCAGAAGAGATATTGAAAGATATTAATTCTACACATTCTCTTTTCATGATTGAATTTAATTCTTTAAATGAAGGAAATAAACAGCTTAAAAAAATGAAGTTTGGATTTACCCACAACAATCTTTATAAGATGATGAAATCATTCGGATATCAAAATTGGAGAGATTTTAAGAATAAAATTGAACTATTTAATCATAAAATTGTTTCTGTTGAATTTTTAGAAGGAAAACAAGATACTGGAACAATTACAATAGATGAAAATAATGTGTATCACAACTTTCACAACTTTGCTTTAAGTTGCGGAGTGTTCACACAAAATTCTAATTTAGGCGACATCCAAGATATTGAGTATCTGCAGAATAAGCTTTTTGCAGCGCTCCAAGTTCCTAAGCCATATTTAAACTTTGGAGAATCTATGCCAGGAGGAAGCACTCTTTCTCAAGCTGATATAAGATTTTCAAGAACAATAAACTCAATTCAAGAGGCTATTTTATTAGAACTTAGAAGGGTTGCCAATGTTCATTTGTATTTTTTAGGATTTGAAGACGATTTAGAAAATTTTCATCTTACATTAACTAATCCATCAACACAGCAAGAATTGTTGAAATTGGAAACAATGAAAGCTAGATTGGAAGTTTTCAAAGAATTCTTTAACACAGAAGCAACAGCTCCAGCATCATATACATGGGCTATGGAAAATGTTTTAGGATTTTCTAAGTCTGATATAAAACTTATGTTAAAACAAAAGAAAATTGAAAAGAAAATATTTGCAGAAATCGAAAGTGCTGTTGAAACATACAAGAAAATTGGTTTATTTGATGAATTGGATGATAGATACGAAGACCCAGAGGCAGCTGCAGCATTAGCGGCTGGCGGTGGAGCTGGCGCAGGCGGCGGAGAAGAAGCTGCTGGTGGTGGTGGAATGGGAGGTGGGG